TGCAGTCTTCCTTTCCTGATTGAGCTTCTTAGCATTGGCTAAGACCTTCTCAGGACCATTGGTTGGAAGACGCTTCATTAACGCAACACGGTTGTTTCTCGTGATATCGGTGAGTTTACCAAGTTGGTTTGCAACATTCTTAGTAGACTTGTTACGAACACCCTTCTTCTCAGCATCGAGCTTCTGAGCCTCCTTCAGAACCTCATCGGGAAGCTTATTTTTGAGACTGTTCACAAGCTTAGCCCTATTATTGGGAGTAAGCATCTTTAAAGCCTGAATCTTCTTTGCAACTTGAGCCCTCAACTGCTCACCCACCAATCTCTCACGTTCTTTATCTATATTCACACCCGACTTAACTTCAGTTATGTTCACATGGGGTTGAAGAAGTGCTCTAAGATAGGTATTCTTCTTGAGTTGTGGAATCTTAGCATTTCTGATGTAGAACCTAAGAGTCTCCTTATCCTTCTCATTATCCTTATCCTTTGCTGTTGAAGTTGCAATTACATTTTCAATCTTGGCACCATTCTCTTTGAAACTCTTCATGTAATCTTCCATTTCCGGGTTTGTGAGATGCTTAAGCCTCATTAAGTGATTACCAAGGCGTGCCTTGTCAACTTCATACTTCTTCTTCTCCTCCTTCTCCTTTTCTTTCTCTCCCTGACGCTCCTTTTCAACCTTTCTAGCCTTAATAGCCCCATTCATGGTAGCAGCCTCACGTTTGAGAACATCAACATTTGTGTTAGCATTCACAACCTTTGCTATGAATGTCTTACGGTTCTCAGGTCTAAGATCGTTAAGTGTATTTACATACACACTGATTTCAGACTTCTTAGCCGCTACTGTTTCATCGCGAGTCTTCAATTGAGTATTAAGATTGTTAACTTCACCCTTCAGAGAGTTCATATTCGTGTCCACAGCTACACGATTAATGAAAGACTTCTTATTCTTATCATCCAAACGAGTGTTCTTCATGTGGGTACGTAACTGATTCCTCTTAGAGTTCACGAGACTTGCGTTAGCCACTTTTCTCATTTTATTGGCTTCAGTCTTGAGTTTATTGACGGTTGACCTACCATCGTTAAACTTCTTGAGAAGTTGAGCACCATTGATTCCTAAACCATCAATATAGTTGGAAAGTTCCGCACGCTGCCTCTCCTTATTTTTTGTTACCCCATTAAGCTGTGTAGCTCGGTTTTTCAATGTTGTTACGTTAGCCTTACGACTGTTATATATTTTGAGAATCTTCTGTTTATCGGTGTTACTTATATTTAGACCATTCATATGATCCTGAAGATCCTGACGATTTATAGACCACTTTTCAGTAGCTCTCCGTTTCTTTAAAGCCTGAACATTCTTTATAATGTCACCCAAAGACACATTTTGAGTCTCCCACTTGTTCAATATGAGAAGTTGATCCTCTTCACCCAGACCATTCATAGCTCTTTTAATACCATTGGTGTTAGCAGCACGCTTTGCACCTTTTTTAGATTCTTGAAGTTGATTAGCCTCAGCCTTAATATTGCTGGTATTCCTTGTATTGTTAGCCATCAATCTCTTCTTATTGGTTCTATTCAGCATAGAGAGCTTACTGATATACCTACCCAACTCCTCACGTTCCTTTTTACGTTCAGATATAACCTTCTTTTGACCCTGAAGTTGATTAGCTGCATTCTTGACATTGTTGTAAGACATAGTGTTGTTTGCCAATAACTTCTTTTTATTAGACTTATTCAATTGGTTTAGTGTATTGAGATATTCCTTGAGTTCGCTTCGAATCTTAGCACGATCTTCCGTGTTTCTACTTTTCTTAAGCTTTGTAGCCTTGTTCCTAAGAGTTGTATTCTTGGGATTGGCATCAAAGTTCTTTAAAATAAGATTTCTATCGTTTTGCTCAAGACCTAACTCACTCATGAATAAAGAAAGCTCGTCACGTTTAGTGCTCCTCCTATTAGCTTCAACTCTCTTTGCCTGGTTTATTATAGCGGAATTGTTGGTATTACCAAATTGTTTCATAAGTTCCGATCTGTTTTCATTGGTAATGTTGAATTGCGTTAATTGTCTGAGAAGATTCTTACGCTTTCCGCTTCTTGATTCTTCATCCATCTCATCTTTCATGCGATTAGCTTCAGTCTTTAGAGTATTGAGGTTTGCTACTTTATTATCGAGAGCCTTCATAATACGAGCCTTGTACTTATTGGTAAGACCTATCTCGTTCACATATGCCTTGAGTTCTTCCCTTATCTTGGTGCGCTTTTCTTTGGCTCTCTGTACAGATAAATCCACAGCAGCCTTTTTAAGAGATTCAAAATCTGTGTAGTACCCGTTTAATTTTGAACTAATTTGAGTTTTGTTGTTAGCGGTTAGGTTTGTTAGAGTGTCGAGGAAGTTCAGGAAGGCGCCTTCGTCCTCGGTATTCTTTTGATTCTTTCGCTGCTTAGCTATAGAATTTGCACGAGTCCTGAGAATACCTGCATTTGTTTTAGTACTATTAAACTCCCTCATAATGTCATTCTTGTTTTTGTTAGTCAGATTGGTAAGACCTTGTATATAGGCAGCAAGTTCTTGACGCATCGTATCTCTTCTAATCTTAATTCTTTCAGATAGGTATGTATTAGCTTTTCTCTTAAGAGAATTCACATCAGTATTGTTAGTCTGTGTGACTATATCTATGAATTGAAATCTCTCTTCGTTAGTGAGATTCATCTGCATAAGATATTCTTCAAATTCTTCCCGATTTGATCGTTGTTTTTGCGTCTTCTTATTTTGAATGAATGCATTAGCCCTCCGCTTAATATTATTCACATTTGCATTTGGACTATTCATAATTGTAAGAAATTGGTTCTTCTCGGTATTCTTGAGACCCAACTTATTGAGGTAGATGGATAAAGCTGTTTTATTCTTATTCCTCTTCTCTCTAATTTTCATCTGAAGTCTATTGTTAGCCAATCTCTTACCTTCGGGTAGATTAGGATCTTTATTAAGAATGTTTACCTTATCATTCGTATTGAGACCCAAACTGTTGATATAATTCTCCAAGTTTTTCCTGTTTTTAATGTTTTGCTTTTGACCCACCCGCTCTTTTACTTTGGTGTTGGCTAAACGCTTACCATTATTAAGTGTAGGATTTTGATTCAGAATGCTTCGTTTATTGTTCACTCCGAGACCTAAACTATTGATATAGGCTTCTAACTCTTTTCTTTCCTTATTTTGTTTCTCACCTATACGTTTCTTAGCAATTCCATTGGCATTAGCCTTTAGAGTGTTGAGATTTGTATTTTCAACGCGATTTAATAACCTTCCGCGATTTTCTGATGTAAGAACTTCACCAAGAGTGTTCATGTGAGCCAGAAGTTTCGCCTTCTTTTCAGAAATCTTACCACTCCTAAGCCCAATAGCTTCTTTTTTGAGAACCTCGACATTTAACTTATTAGCATTGTACTTGTTAATCATAGTAGTTCTATTTTCATTGGTAAGACCTAACTCGGCAAGGAACCCGATGAAGTCTTTCTTGTTCCTTTCCTTCTTTTCAGTGGCTCGCTTCTTAGAGAGATTAAGAGCCTTGTTTCGGTTTAAGTTACCATTTCTTAGTAATTCTTTCCTATCCTCATTGGTTAGATTGGCGAGAGTTCCCAAATAAGAAATGTATTCTTGTGTAGCTTTGTTACCGGATTCCGCGTTTCTCATAGCCTTCAACTGCTTAGCCTCTTGAATTAACTTTTCAACATTCATGTTACCATTACGAAACTTCTTCGTAATTACATTTTGATTTACCTGATTGAGACCTATCTCACTCAGGCGTGTATTAAGCTTCACACGAAGATTCTCAACATTTCCAGACATTCGAGATTTCTCCATGTTTAGGGCTTCCTTCTTTAGAGTATTCACGTTAACATCGTCATTCTTGAAACGCTTCACAAACGTATTTTTGTTAGCTTGGTTGATTTTGAGGGGTGTGAGGAATGAAAGAAGGTTTTGAGCCGTGGCGGTCTTCTTCTCCTCGATCCTCTTCTTAATTAGTTTTTCAGCCATATTTTTCATAGAGTTTGTGGTTGTATTTTGACTCACTGATTTAACAAGATCCTCCTTGTCCTTATCACTCAGTTTGTTATAGTCCTTAAGGAGATTCTTAAACTCCTGTCTCTTCTTATTGAGAACACGATTCATCTCATTGGATATTAATTTCTTAATTTCCAAAATCAAATTATCAACATTAGAGTTACCTCTTCTCGCTCTCGCTAAGAAAGCGTTTTTGTCTTCCTGGCTAAGTTTGGTAGATGCTAAAAACATAGCCATCTTCTCCTCATTACTCCTTTCTATGTTAGCTCCTTCATCAGCCTTCATCTGAGCTTCAACCCTCAGTTGTTGGAGTTCATCTACAGCCATACGTTGTTTGATGTATTCACTCTCTATTGGGAGTAGTTTAAGACCATCTACGAAAGCGAGGAACCTTTTTTCCTCTTCTAAATACAGTTCAGCTTCAGCAACTACCACCTTTTTCGCGACCCCTCCAAGTTCTAACTTTTCTAAAAACTTCTTCTCACGTCTGAGACCCATCTGTTTAATTTTGGCAACTGCGTTTTGTATGGTTAAATCTCCGTTTGGGAGTGTAGTTGGGACTGGTTTAAGATTGTTCTTGGTAGGTAAAGCTGGACCTTGGGGTGGACCCACAGTGGGTTCCGGTCCGCCGTTATTTTTATAGTAGCCTAATCCCTTGTTGCCGGTTTTAAAAGCATAACCCTTCTTCTCACCACTAAACTTTTTGGCGGGAATATAGTTCTTTTTGCCAAAAAGACCTCCAAGAAAACCGGGCTTCTTGTTCTTGGGGGTGTTATTCACTCGAACGTTTACTGGAGCGTTATTTCTCCTCACCTGTGCAACAATAGGTTCGCGGACAGCGCGTTGATTACCACCTAAAAAAGCGGGTTTTCTCCCCTGTTTAAACACATTCTTGTTGTTCAGTGTTTTATTCCTCATAAACACATTAGGTCGGGCACCGTTGGAAGCACGAGGGCTGTTGTTGAAACCGTTGTTCCTACTGGTGTTCGTTCGGTTAGTATTCAAACCATTGTTCCTATTGGTGTTCAAACCATTGTTCCTATTGGTGTTCAAACCGTTGTTCCTATTAGTGTTCAAACCATTGTTCGTTCGGTTAGTATTCAAACCATTGTTCACTAAGTTGGTATTATTAACATTGTTCACTGCTGTGTTAGTGCTGGCATTCACTGCTGTGTATTTGTTAACAGTTACACGAGACTTCCTGGCAAACTTGACAGGTTCGTGCACTTTCATGTAACGCAAGCGTTTACCGATTGCGCCAACAATCTGGATTTTAGTCATTTGATCAACATTCTTAAGATCAACCTTACGCGCAATCCTTTTGAGGTCTGTGCGCTTTGTGGTAGAATCGAAGAGTAACTCATAATCATTTGGTTTTAAAGGTGACTTCTTGTCCACCAGATAAGTACGACTGGAGTTCATGACTAAAGGGGGTAAGGGTAACTTACCTCCCTGGATATCCTCGTACGCCTGACATATTTCATCTTTTGTTAACTTAACATCTACTCCGATGTTGGTTTTGATCAGCTGGCGGAGATTTGCTATATCCGCGTTTGGATCACACGCATCCATTATATATATTAAGTTAACAAAAAAGTGTAACGAATTATTTTATAGTTTTATATCCTAAATTATATAGTTTAATTTTATCTTCATACGACATATTGAAATCAAACACATTAGTTTCACCAATATCAATTTCAACCAAGTTTACATCCTTATTATGCTCACTTCTATTTACAATAGTTGCACGAACGAGGGACTCTACAAACTGTCTTGGTGTGTTTATTTCTTCTTGGTAAATCTTATCCATTTTTAATTTAATACATGTAATTTCATATGGCTTTTTATCTAAAAATGGTGAGAGGGGATATATTTCCTGTGTACCACCGTCAACGTATGTTTTACCTTCATATTTACCACACGCAAATATGAGAGGTATAGCCATACTCATACATACAGCGTCAATTACTTTCATTTTAGGGTGAGTATCACGTGAAAAATACTCCGTAGTTGAAGTATTTAAACAGTATGCTGAAATGTATATTTTCATATCTAATTCTTCAAATGTAGGGTCACACCCACACAATTCGACAATTTTGTCACGTATAGGATCTAAATCAACAAATCCAAATTTGGTAAAGAAGGAGCCTATACGTATTTTAACAAATTCGGGGATATTGAATGTGAGTGCGATATTTAGTATTTCATCAATAGATACCCCCAATGCTAAGAATAAAGCTATAATTGAACCAGCTGATGATCCGGAAATCTCCTTCACATCTACCAATTTAGATTCAAGTCCTTTTAAGACTCCAATCATTGAGAATATCCCCATTGAAGCGGGACCCAAAACGAGGTACTTCATTCTCCTACTTAGTAGAACTGAGGAAATTGCTTGCGAAGTAACGCGAACACCACAGCGAACACAACCGCGTGAGTCACAGCGGCAGGGATACTGGTTTGTCCCGACTGGAAGACACCGCCCGAGCCAGGAGGGAGGGTAAGAAGAAGACCTGGGGAGAGGGCGATGAAGAGAGAGGTGGTCACGAGAAGATCGGTCTTGGTGAGCACGAGACCCATGCAGCGCGCGACGAGGCTGAACACAAGGAAGAACACAAGCGCGTGAAACATAACGGTCATCTGATTGGTCTTGCCGTTCATAAACTTCACGTTTTTGCCCGCGGTAGTCACAAGAATACCGGGGCTTAGAGCCAAAAAAAGGGCTGCAGGGAGGGCAACTTTTTGCGAGGTGATATCGGGGACGGAGAACATTTAATATAGATGCATATAATTTTTGACGAAACGAGTAAAGTTATTAAACGTAGCACCTCTCATCATTTCTTCATGAAGACCGTTTTCATTAATAGCACGCCTGAGATTTTTCCATATATGGGAAAGTCTCTCTTCATACCACCCGGTCTGTTCTTCATATTCCCAAATAGTGCGTTCTGGATGAGGCATATGCTCCGTAGAACAAAACTCTACAAAATCACAAAACTCGCCTGAGTGATTCATATGAGCATCATATGCCAATGTGTTAATCATATTCCACATATATCGTAGTTCATCTGAATATTGGACTTCCCAGTCTTCAATATTAAGAGGAGTGTCATCGTTGTATTCATCGTCATCACTACCAACAACATCGTTGTAAGCGGTAGCTTCGTATACGTATTGGCTCCAAACCATGGTTATTACTTATCTTCTTTAGAGGGTTTATCTTTTATACCGGTTAACGAAATAGAAGTGGACTCTTTGGTCTTTAGACCGTCCTGGATGGCGTTTAAAGCACCCTCCACTTTAGCTTCATCTCCACCGAAAAACTTAAGAAGTCCATCCTTAATAGCATCCTTATTGATTCCAGACTTTCGGACACTCTTACGAATGCTAATCTTTCCCTTCCTGAGGTTAATGGTATCGATACCCTGAGAAATCATATGCTTCTTCACAGACTCCTTCAGTCTCTTTTCTTCCTGATTTAGGATTTTGATATCAGATTTTGCGTCAGAAAGTTGCTTTGTGAGATCTACAAGCTTAGATACGCTCTCAGAAAGTTCACTTGGTACTGACATATTTATTATATAAAAGTAAGATCTAATCTTTAAGTATTTAGTTAAGGGGGCGCATCATGGTATCGGGAACAATGGTGGAGTTGTTCCAAACGAAAGGATCCTTGCTGTTAGGAGGCTCGGCACGGATCTGCTGGTTAGCGTTACGGAGGGCACCGCCAACGGACTCGGGGAAACCAACCTGAGCACGGGGCTCAAGGAAGTTCTGACCAGCGAGGATATCTTCGGGAGCGAACTCACCAAAGTCCTCCTGGGAAGCTACCTCACGGGGGAGGAGAGAAGAAGCAAGACCAACACCATTCTCCATACCACAGCCAGAGCCGTTGGCAACAGGGGCGGCAGTGGGACCAGCAGAGGGACCGGCACCGACAGCAGCGAACTCACGCTCCTTAATAGAATACTCAGACTTGTTGTTAAGAGTAAAGAGAACATAGACCAGTGCGACAACGGCGAGGACCATAAGTAAGTTTTGGGTACGACCCTTCTTCATCATGTTTTATATTAGGTTAACAATTTTTTTTACTGTTCATCATCCGAAAGACTGACAAAAGCAAATCCGTCTGGGTAAGTGTCAAGAATTGGGTCTGGGTGAACCCTGACCTGGACAACATTCCACGAAGATCCGAAAGATTTCTTAGCAAACCAAAGACCCGCAAATTCGAGAATGACATCACAAGACTTCTCAGGATTAACATTCTCAAAATCCACCTCCTCCTGTTCAACATTGAAAACCTTCATAACCTCAATGCGCTCCCCTGTAAGTTGACCGTCTGCAATACTGGAAGTGTATGCACCTTCAACAACCTTTTCACTGAGCTTCTTACCAAACCAGGTCTCAGCATTCTCAACAGCGGCACCTAGATTCTCGGTGTCAATCGCTTGAATCTTGGCAATGTTAACATCAGACTCAAGATTTATAGCAATATCACCTGAAGAGTCCAAAATCTTAACACCGTTCAATTGAACGAGGCATTTACGCTTGGAATCATTGAGAGCCTTCACAAAATAGAGACCATCTTCACCTTTAGCTGGGGCGTTGTAAAGCATTTTATATATGGTTTGTGTCTCATTTCTTTAAACCAACAAATGGTATAGCAGCTGACTTATTTAACATATTTTTAGGGACCCACGCGTTTCTCCTGGGATTATAACCATAGAGAGTGTTTAAAGGGTTTATGTTCTTTGGTAATTTCTTCGCATTCACGGGTCTCAAATTAACTTCATTCTTCACATACGAATTGTTGTTTACATTTTTCCATGTTAACGATTTGAGATTCAGTTTCTGATTACCAGATGATTTTTTGTACCCATTTATGTTAGTATTATTTGTAACAGGTTTCAAACCATGAACAATCTGTTTGGACAACTTATCTTCTGATGGTTTAGTTGTAAAGTTTTTATACTTGTAAGGATCTATACGTTTAGCCTGAGATACAGATACCTGTGCATTCTTCTTTGTCGCTGGAGCACCTTTCCTCGTAATTAATCGCTTTACTCTCTTGAAAATATCTTCAATCGAATTAGAAGCAGTAACCTTCTTATCAAGGAGTTGTGCAAGCTTAACAAGACGTTGACGATCCTTTTCTTTCTTTTCTGGACGAAGATTGAGTTTACTCATCAGATAGATGTCTTCAATCAGAAACTCTTTACTCGCTACAAAAACCTTGTTATTGGTAACCAATTTACCAGTGTTTTGATTTCTGTACGTTATACCCTTACGCCTTGTTAAAACAACCTCATATCCAAACTCCTTTGGTCTCATGAATGGAATATCAAGAATACCACCGAGGGTCACACCTTCAATTTTACCGCTATTGGGTGAAAAGAAACGAACGTTTAAATCAAGTGCAAATAATTCAACATCAATGAACACATCCCCTTTCTTGGGAGCGTTGGTAGTACCGGACTTCTTCTTTTTGATTAAGGTGTATCTACGTGTTACAGATGCACCAGAAGGTGGAATACTAAGACCCAAAAACTTAAAAAGTTTTGGATTCTTAGACTTTACGAGTAACATCCGCTTTCTAACGCGTGCATTTAAACGCTTAGATATCTCACCCAATTTATCCCAGAGAATGAGTTTAGTTGCTTGAAGTTTACCAAAAAACTTTGGGTTAACAGACATACGTGGAACAAACTTTGCATCTATATCAGTTGTGACAATCCTGTTTTTGTACTCTACGTATAAATTGAAAGCTTCACCACCACTTACAATTACATCACCCATAGTCTTCATATGTTCAGAAATCTCACCAATAGTTTCCAATATGATATCTCTCAAAGAGTTAGTGACTGTTAAGTATACAATCTTCTCAAAATCTTTATTTTTATGAGTAGTAGTTACACGGTATCTGAATTTTCCAAGATCTCTCTGTTCATTCCTTTCGTAGTATTTTTTCAGTTTAGCATCCTTGAATAATAAATTTTCATCTAAATATTTTTGGATGGTGGCTTCTGGATAAATATCAGTGTCCATTATTATATTCTCACATAATAATATGGTCTGTAGTATAATTGACGAATGCAGATGCTACGCATACGACGACGTTTGGGATCCAAAAAAAAGACAATTTTGCGGTGTAAGGAGGGGACCCCATGTAGTACCCTGTCCAGAAAATGAATGTTGTGCTGGTGGGTGCCCCGGGGATTTTCCAAAAGAACCTTTCAGGATCATAAAACGCCCATTACGAATAGAAGGTAAACAGTTCAGTACAGAGGTTTATGTACTCATTTTACTGATCATGTTTTCTCTCGTATTTCTCTCGTATCTTACTTAAAGATTACCAGTCTAATATAGATATAATGTCTCTTGAAACTATTCAAACTGAACTTGCCGCTCTCCGTGCTGATGTCAAGGCTCTCACCAAGATTGTTCGCAAGGTGAAGACTCACCAAGAGGATCCCGACGGTGAGAAGGCTAAGGCTCGCTCTGCCAATAACGGCTTCAACAGGAAGCAGGAAATCACACCTAAGTTGCGCGATTTCCTTGGACTTCCCGAGGGTGAGCTAATCTCCCGCTCGGAGGTTACCAAGAAGGTCAACGCCTACATCACTGAGAAGGGTCTCAAGCATCCCGATAACGGTCGTCAGCTCATTCTTGACGACAAGCTTAAGGATCTTCTCCAGCCTCCCGCTGACGTTGTTGTTACCTACCTTAACCTCCAGAAGTACCTCTCTCCACATTACGTGAAGAAGGAACCTGTAAAGGCTTAAAAAAATAATACATAATAACAATATGTTCGTTTCTAAGGAACAAATAGAAACGCTTATTGCTACAAAGATAAAAGATCTATCCTTGTATCAAAGAGCTTTTACACATAAATCAGCACTCAAAGAGTATGAACAATTTACAGAATCCTTTGAGACCTTAGAGTTTATGGGTGACAGCGTGTTAGGGTTTATCATCACCAAGTTTCTCTTCGATCGCCACGAAGAGAAACAGGAAGGATTTCTCACCAAGGCTCGTACAAAACTCGTTCGTTCGGAGACCCTCGCAGATATAGCCCTAAAGTTAGGTCTCAATGATTTAGTTATCATGGATGAGAAGGGTATGAGGAACTCATGGAATAACAATCCAAAGATTCTCGAAGATGTTTTTGAAGCCCTCGTGGGTGCCATCTACATGGATTTGGGTCTCCTTCATGCGAAACAATTTGTCCTCAGAATCTACCAAGATCCTAAATATATAGATCTCAATTCCATTATGATTGATGACAATTTCAAGGATAAATTAATGAGGTATTGTCAAGTTAACAATCTACCCTTACCTGAATATCGTGTGGTGTCTCACGAAGATGGTGTATTCTTCATTGACGCCATTGTAAATAATCAGTTTGCTGGTAGAGGGTATGCAAAAAGTAAGAAGCAAGCGGAACAACATGCAGCTATGATCTTTTTTCAACAACTTAAAAACTGCCCACAATGTTAAGTTAATATGCATCCGAATGTTAAAGCCTTACTCGAAATTGAGTTCGCTGCCCAGAAGAGTGAGGAATGGCTCGCTCTTCGTGGCAACATGCTTACAGCATCTGATTGTGCTACGTGTATCGGAAAGAACCCATACGAGAAACCCGAAGACCTTCTACTCAAAAAATGCGGTCTTGGGGAAAAGTTTACCGGAAATGCAGCCACTCGTCACGGTGAGTTATATGAGGACGAAGCTCGCATTCTATACGAAGAGAGGCACGGGGAAGTAGTACATGAATTGGGGTTATGTCCCCACCCCGTGCACAAATGGCTTGGTGGAAGTCCAGATGGTGTTTCTGAATCGGGTAAGCTTGTAGAGATCAAATGCCCTCCACAGAGAGCTATCATCCCAGGGGAAGTCCCAGTACACTATATGCCACAGCTGCAGCTCTGTATGGAGATCTTAGATCTGGAAGAAGCTGACTTCATCCAGTACAAACCTGCCTATACTAACTGGCCTAAGCCGGAAGAGTTTGATGTAGTCAACGTAAAGAGGGATCGCGAATGGTTCAAGACCTACCTCCCCGTGATGGACGAATTTTGGAAGAAAGTCCTCTATTTTAGGGAACACATAGATGAACTTCCACAACCTAAGCCAAAGCGAACCCGTAAAAAAAAGGAAGTTGAACCAATCAAGTGTGAAATCCAAACACTTTCTGACGAAGACGATTATCATGAAAATTGAAGAACATTACAACCTCGCTAAAGATAACCTCAATGGTAGGCTATTTGCACCTTACCAAAGAGAAGGTGTTCTTTGGATGCTTACGATGGAAAATCAGGAATCCGGTCCCAAGGGTGGATTCCTCTGTGACGAAATGGGTTTGGGTAAAACCGTGCAGGTGGTTTCTGCAATGTTAGGAAACTTCCAAAAAAGCACTCTAATCATCGTACCCAAATCTATTATCACACAATGGGTGAATGAAATTGCAAAGTTTGCCCCTCAAATGTCTGTTCATGTGTTTGATGGTCCAGACAGGAAGCTGAAGGAGGCTGACGTTGTGATCATGCCCTATTCTCTACTATCTACCCACGAAGACACACCCATCCATAAAAAAAATTGGGATAGGGTTATCCTTGATGAAGCTCATGAGATTCGTAACAAGAAATCAAAGCTATTCAAGAGTGTATACCGTATCAATTCCGCGATCAAGTGGATTGTTACAGGTACACCTGTCTTCAATTCAATGGAAGATTTTGTGTCTCTTTGTCATTTCCTTGGTATTGACAAAGCCCTTGTTCAGGGGATGACCAATAAAATTAAAGATATCTACATCCTTCGGAGAACCAAGGATGACCTGGCTAAGATCAACGAGCGTTTGAGGCTGCCGAACTGTTACTTTGAGAATGTTGAGCTTGATATGTTTCCAGATGAGAGGCAACTTTACGAGTTTGTATTTCACGATGCACAGGCTACCATTCAAGAAGCTTTCAGAAATGCGGTCAGTCTCAACTCCAAGAATATGGTAATTTTGGAGTGTCTTCTCCGTGCGAGGCAGTGTATGATTCTTCCGCAGATGTACTTGAATGGTATTGCGAAAAAGTCTGGAACGCAAGCAGAAGAATGGGTTGGGAGGTCCAATAAAATGGAAACACTCTTCCGTATGATTAACTCCCATCCAGAGGAAAAGTCTCTCGTATTCTGTCAATTCAGGGGTGAGATGGACTATATTCAAAGTAACATGGAATGTCCCACATTTAGGATTGATGGATCAGTGGCAAAGGATGACAGGGACAAACAAATAACCCTATTCAAAAAGGCTCCACCAGGTTCTGTGTTTATTATTCAGATCAAATCTGGGGGTCAGGGTCTCAACCTTCAAGAAGCTACCCGCGTCTATATTACTGGACCATCTTGGAATCCTGCTACAGAGTTACAAGCTGTTGGTAGGGCACACCGTACAGGGCAGACTAAAGAGGTTTTTGTTAAGAAACTCATATACAGAGAGACTGATACATTTGTTTCCGTGGAAGAAGAAATGATGGCTCTCCAAGGTCACAAATCTATCGTGTGTTCAAAAGTTCTCAATGATGAGAGGGTTGAAAGACAAATACCAGTAAAGAGAACAACTGAAAAAATATCAATTTTGGACATCAAGAAAATTTTCAAAGCTTAATGTATAACAAAATGATTGGTTCTCGTGCTCAGGTTTTCCATGGAACTGCTGACCAAACTGCGGGTGGTCTCAAGAAGAAGGATCTCATCCTCGATAATGGTGAGATTAAGAGCAAGGCTGCTCAGCAGGCTGCGCTTGCTCGTATGAAGAAGGAGGGTAAGAAGCATCTTGTCAAGGTTTTCAAGCCTACCAAGAAGGGTTTCAAGCTTCAACCCAAGGAGGGTACCAAGGCGTACAAGACGAAGGTGGCGAAGATGGCGTAAAAAATCTGGGTGTAATATAAGAATGACTCTTGCTACATGGAACGAGTCCGTGCGTCTGGCTAAGATTAAGCTAGGAAAAGACCCTAAGGGGTTTACCAAAATTCAGGGTAAACTTCTTAAGGAGGCTCAAATTATATATCATATTCTCCTTTTGAATAAAAATAAAAGCAATAAATAAGTATGCCAGGTGTACAAAACGTACTTGATCGCGCTAAAAATATTGCAACGAACACAAACTTCCTTGACAGTTCAAAGAGGCGTATTTATGCCACGAGTAGAGGGGCTATGTTCACTAAAATGCCAGGTGGGTATAGAAATTACCAACCCATTGCTAAATACATGAACAAACCCGGAACAAGTTTAACTAAAAGATTATATTAGAGTTGGAATTGAAATCCCTTTAGGTTTTGTGGTTCATACACCACAAGTTGATTAAGTTTCCAAGTACAACCGAACTTTCTGTTCAAGAAATAGACACTATTGAGTTCAGCAATAGCGTGACCACTATTTCTTGCATAGAGACCGTTTGAAACCTCAGTCTTGATTGGATTTTTGTCTGCGTCATAGACGGCAGCCTTGATGAGACTATTGTGATCTGTATCAACCTTTAGACGAAACTTTGGTTCACGATCAGGGCTTTCCTTTACATTAGAATTGAACATTGGTACAAGCTCTTCCTTTGTCATTTTCTTTTGGAAAATCTTTTCACTCTGTTCAACTACAGCGTCGATAATTTTATTCTCGATAGCTCGGATAGATGTGTAAAACTTATTAATGTAACTACCATCTTCATCGTATCCCTTAAGAGCCAGATCTACATTATATTTAGTTGGTCCGACTTCTGGGGTAAATCCACTAATACCGAAAGGCATATACAGACGAGGGAAGTGGATCCTCATAGGAGTACCCTCCTTTGTGGAGAGTACAATTTTTCGATTATTAAACTCGGCAATTTCCAAATTTTCAATGGCGTCGGTGATTTTAGACATTATACTAATTGAATATATGGTTAAAACTTTAAGCTGAGCAAGCCACACAATCAGGTTCAAGACTGAATTGGATTGGACGAGCCTTCGCCTTAGATCTAAGATAGTACATACCAGTCTTGAGACCTTGCTTCCAGGCATACATATGCATTGAGGAGAGTTTTGACATTGTAGGGCTTTCCATGAAAAGATTCATAGACTGACTCTGGTCAATGAACCGTCCACGTGAAGCAGCCATATCAATGACATCCTTCATCTTGATTTCCCATACGGTTCGGTACAGCTTTTTGATATCCTCGGGGATGTCTACGATAGTTTGTACAGAACCACCAGCTTTTACCATTAAATCCTTCATTTCCTTGGACCATAGACCAATCTTCTTCAAATCGTTGACAAGATGCTTGTTAACAATTACAAACTCACCAGCAAGGGTACGACGAAGATAGATATTAGTTGTGTATGGCTCAAAGCATTCATTGTTACCTAAAATTTGAGCCGTAGAGGCTGTAGGCATAGGAGCCATGAGAAGAGAGTTCCTAAGTCCCTTGATCTTCACACGTTCCTTCATTGCGTCCCAATCGTAGTGAAGTTTAGTCTCACCCTCCCACATATCAAATTGGAGCACACCTTGTGAGGCTGGAGAACCCTCGAAGGTCTCGTAAGAGCCATCAACCTCTGCAAGCTCAGAACTGGCTTCGAGTGCGGCGTGGTACATTGTTTCAAAGATACGAGCATTAATCTCCTTGGCTTCGTCGGAATCAAATGCGTGTCTGCAAA